TTGGCATCCATGACACGGGTCGATTGGGCCATCGAGTCGGACGTAAAGACGCCCCAAATCGTGATAGCCGACATGTCGTTCATTGTTTTGGTGGTGTAAGCGGTATCAAGGGACGCCACGATGTAATCCATGGGCGGGAACACTTGATCGGGCCACAATTGCCACCAATCGCGCTTAATAACGCCACCGCCGGCGGGTTCTGGGCGCTGTTGCAACTGTCCGGCAGCCGCATAGGGGCCTAGTTGCTTCTCCAGCAGGGTCGTTTCTTTCTCGCCAAACCGGTCTGGCCAGAGGAGTTCACCCTCAATCGAGCGCGGATCTTTCCAGCCAATACCCGTTATGAACGCTCTTTCAGGCTCGTAACGCATCGGAAGGCAGAGGTGGGTCCATTCTCCAACGTCTTTTGAGAGGATATGGCCTGTCAGGTCGTCTTCGGCCAGTCTCTGCTGGATGATGATGTAGGCGCCGGTCTTTGGATCATTGAGACGGGTCGACATCGTGCCATCCCACCAGTCGATCGTGGTCTGGATGGTCGCTTCGGAGAACGCTTCGTTGGCGGCGTTCGGGTCGTCGACGACAATAATCGAGCCACCTTCACCGGTTACCGCGGCGCCAATCGAGGTAATCAGGCGTTCACCGCCTTGGTTATTCGAGAAACGCGACTTGGTGTTCTGGTCGGAGTTCAGGTCGAACCGATCACCCCATCTCTCCTGATACCACGTCGATTCAATCAGTCGGCGGCACTTAACGGAGTCTCTGAGGGACAATTGGTTGGCATAAGATGCATGCAAAAATTGCACACCGGGTCCCGAGGTGGGACCACGATCGCGCTGCGCCCATGTCCACGCCGGCAAGGCGACAGAGGTGATGGACGACTTACCCATGCGGGGTGGGATGTTGATGATGAGACGCTTAATCTCGCCATCAACGACAGCCTCTAGGTGTTCGGCTACAGCCTCAATCGGCCAGCCATCCTTCCACGGGGAGGAGTCTAGGTACTTCCATGCCCCGCGGAGGAATAGATACAGGCTGTCTTCGCAGTTGGCCTTGTCAATCTCCAGCAACTGTTTCTTTTTGCTGATGACCTTGGAGCCAATCTTGACTAAATCCCGGGATGCCATCACCGCAAAGCCGGGCCACAAACCCAGCCAACCAAACTATATCTCTCCCCTTTTGTTAACGGGGTGACTTCATGCAACACAAAACTCGGGAAGAAGACCATGTCTCCCCGCTCTTTATTCACTGGCGTGCCGGTATCCGATAAACACATAAGTAATTCAGATCCTTCGTAACTATTTGGGTCTGATAACTGAATGCTGAAACTTAATTTTCTGTAATGAAAGTCTACGTTCGACTGATCAACGTGCTTGCCATAAAAATCATTTGCATTTTTATAAGCAGTGAATTGCAAAGTCTCTATGTACTGTAAATCGTAGTTCCAGAACTTTTTATTTATTTCAGAAATAAAATAAGTCACCCGCCGGAATATCCAGTCGTTGCTCTTATCTTTAGGATCTAAAAACGCAATACTGCTTTTGCGGATATTGTTATTTACCAAAGCATCTTCTATCGACCCGTCGTCGTGAAGTTGTGCTTTTTTTGGATTAAGTTTGTTCCCAATATCGATAATCAGATCACACTCTTCTGGCGTGAACGCCTTGGTTATATAAGCCCAAGACGCCCTCGTCTTAACATCCAGATACCAGATCATTAATCCTCCGATTCTTCATCCTCTGATTCAAACTCTTCGCGCTGTTCATCGCTGATCTCAGTCGCTGATTCCAATATCTTCGCCAACGTGTCTCGTTCTTCAAACGACAACTTGCTTGCGTCGATCACATCCACATTCTGTATCCGCTGCTCCAACGGCCCACCATCGGCGCCGGTAATCTCGGTGCGCTTGGTCTCGCGGTACTCATCACCACCCTTGGCCTTCAAAAGAACAGTCGCCGCGGCAACGCAACTCTTGTGCTCAACGTTGGTGGCAATCTCATAGAGCGTGCTCTCAATCGTCGAGCACATCTCAATATTCCCCATGTCTAACTCATACCGAAAGTACTTGCGCAGGGTCTCATCAGACACGCCCATACCCTCGGCAATCTGATCCTGCGTCCAACCAGCCTTGGCTAACTTGCGCACCAACAATCGATTAGACGTCGTCGGCTCAAAGGGCTTGCGGCCGGCAGGCTTTAACTTCTTCGGCATCACCGATACCCCGAGGTCTTGCGCGCAATCCGCTTCGGCTGCGCCACAAACTGCTTGCCCTGCGCCTTACCCTCACGTTTGGCACGGGTGGTCGAGGCATATTCCTGAGGCGAGAGAGCCTTGATGGCCGCCTTGGGCAAATACCGCTCACCGGTATCCGAGGATCGCTTGCCACTCTTGGTGGTCCACTCCTGCTCGGTCCAGTCACGCAATGACTTCTGTGGTTTACGCATCAGTCTCTATAGCCTCCACCTTTGGCCTTGTACTGCTTAGCCAGCAACTGCGCTTTACGCGCACTCCACTGCCCAGCCTTCGTACCCTGCGTCGCCTGCGCCTTGATCTGCTGGTACAGGGACTTACGCATCTCAGGCTTGGTGTAATTACCAGCCGCGTTCACTTTCGATTTTGCCATACACCCTCCGCAGTTACCTAAGTAAATAACATGGCAGCGGGGGTTAGGGTACCCCCCCGGGGGTCTTTTTTTAAAGAAATTTGGGGTTTATGCCGATTTGGGGCATTAACACATACCATGGGACCCAACGCCTATTAGCAGGGGGGGTGCCTCCCCACCTCTCAGGTTATCCACAGGCTATCCACAGGGAAACCGGGGTTATCCACAGGATACGCACAGGCAGCGCACAGAGTTATGCACAGGGCTTAAAGCGGACGGAGACGGCGCCTGAGTCGGTCTGGCTTGGGGGTCAGCGTCTGTGGGTGCAGCCAGCCCTGAGGCGTCTCGATCCATCCTATGACGCGCAGGACTTCGGGCGTGCGGCAGACGTGGTCGCGCTTGTGGGTGCGGATGCCATCGGGCGTAGCGAACAGTTGCCCGCAGGTCTTACAGCGTCTGGACTTCATCAGGATGCCGGCTCGCGTCTACCTAGCCGGCGTAGGTAAGTGGGTGCCCGGACGCGTCGAGTGGGCGCAGGGTGAGGTAGTGGCGCGCCCAGTATCAGTCGATCATAGCCGCGGTCGGTCGCGGGGTGAACTGCCTTAGGAGTTCGAGTACCTCGCGCTCGGCTGCTTCCTTAGTCTGGTGGCGATCGGTGCGCGCTACGGTGCGAGTCCCGCGGCGTACGGCTCCGCGCCAGTAGGACGGGCCGACCTCCAACTTGGGAGCGAAGATGTCCATGTCGAAGCCCTCGAAGACTTCTACGGTGTACTGGGCGCTCATGCTGCCACCTCGATCACCGGGTTGATCCAGTCGCAGATCTGCTGCGGGCGGAAGCCGTTGCGCTGCTGGACGCCCTGAGTGGTGCTGGCGAGGTGCGCATACACGCTGCCGTCGTCACGCACGCTACCCAGCGACAGAACGCGCCAAGTCTGGCCGTCGTGTTGAATGATGTCGTCGACTTTGATCTGGCTCATAACTGATCTCCGATAACATAGGTAAACTCGAGTCTCTGCGCGATTCTAGCACTTACATGATTGGCGTCAAGCACTTACGTGAAAAAACTTTTTTTCTAAAAAGTGTTGACACAGGTGGAAACTGCCGTAGACTACGCATATCGACTATCCAATCTGTTATCGGAGACCTATATGAACGCAGTCGCTCAAGTCATCCAGTTCCCCGCCGCTGATGCCGATCGTCTCGGCCAGTTGGCTGCCCAGATCGCCGACCTGCAGGCGCAGTACGACGCGATCGCCGACGCTTTCCGCACCCGCGGTCAGGGTCGCTTCGAGGGTTCCATGTTCGCCGTCACGGTCAGCGATGAGACGCTGGTCCAGACCTTTGACACGAAGGCGGCCAAGGCCAAGTTGGTCGAGGCTGGTGTGAGCCAGCAGTGGATCGACGGCAACGTGAAGATCAGCGTCCGCAAGGCCGCGGTCAAGGTGGGTGCGCGATGAGCGCCCCTACCTCTGCCCAGCGAGACGCCGAACTGACGGACATCGTCACGGCCCTTTATCGCGCCAGCGAAGGCAACCCGCTCCCAGCGGAGGTGGAGGCGCTTGTGCGCTACGCCTACCTCATGGGCAAGTCTGATGGCCTAGACCGCGGTGCCGAGATCTGGCGCCGGTCCTTTGAGTCACTGGCCAAAGGAGGCTCGCCATGAAGCCCGGCACCGTCTTCGAGCACAAGCACTGGCGCGACCTGAAAGGCATGCCCCTGCTGTGCAAAGTGTTGGCTGTACGCAACGGCGTCGTCTACTGGGGCGAGTGGGAGCAACCCGCGATCGCCCGACGCAGCCGCTACTGGTTTGAACTATCGGAGGCCGGCAAGTACGTCGGTCAGGTTCTGGAGGGTGACCATCCCGGTCGCCCTGTGTTGCCCGAAGGGGCAGGAGGTTGAGATGAGCGTAAGAAGTCCGGGTCCTTGGTATCTGGCCCCAGAGAAGGCTATAGGCGTAGACGGCACC